CCTAAAAAGTAGTATCTAATAGACTATATTTCAATTATTTCAAAGAACTATTTATCCACTTTTACGGGACAGTAATGATATTGTTTGATAAATGATAGAGATTCATTAAGAAGTGAAAAATTTACTATTCAAAAACTGGCTATTGAAAAAGGAATTATGGGTGATGATGTGACTGGAATTGCACCATTATCTAATAATCGTCAACCAAACGAATGTAACTCTCGACTATCAAAGGAGGATGGAATATGAAAAAAAGATTTGTAGTTTGTTATAGCGACAACATCCCCAAAGAAAAGGAGATGCATTTTATACAATTTATAAAAGATAATAAATTGGGGTGGTGGCATTGGATTAGTAATATGTGGCTGTTGGTAGATAGTTCTGGTCAAATGACAGCATCAATACTTAGAGACAAAATATGTAAGCTTTATTCTGAAAATCGAGTTATGGTTATTGAATTGGATGGAGATAGAGACACGTGGGCCGGCTTTGGACCAACTCAACCCAAAAATATGTTTGACTGGATAAAACAAAATTGGGGGAAGGATTGAATTTAAATTCCATAACCCAGAATTCCCCATCGCTAAGCATCTAAACTTGGTGATGGGGGATTCTGACTATTTGAATGTTATTTTAACATATCTTTTCGGTTCCAGTTCCAAGAACAATTTTTCTCCTTTTCATCATATAAATATGGATCTCCGCTTTTGTCATTAAATCTAATTTTGATACTAACACTATTTTCTCCTTTCTTTATACAACGATTATATATAGCCTCGTCTATCTGTTGTGGGGTGAATGAGAAAAACATATTCCGATCAATACCTTTGTCATTATATCTTGCGACAATCACATATCGCATCTGCACCGGCATATATTGATTAAACCTATCAAGATTAATTTGTGCGTATATCCTTCCATCCTTTATTGATGTTGTTTTAACCTGCACATAATAATACACGTTGTCCTTAAATGCTATTATATCAACCCCATCATCTATCATCATCCGATTTGCATTATATCCAGAAAATAACAATTCTGATATAACGGCACATTCTCCGGCCGTTCCAATATATTCACTATTAACAGGATCAAGGAGTACCGTTTTTTTCTTTCTTTTACCATACTTACCGCTTGAATATATAAGCTCCGATTCACTTTCAAGTTTTTTATCTTTGGATATTAATTCTACGACTTGTTTCTCAACAGAATCTCTTTCTTTTACATCAATCAACAAATTATCTGGATAGAGCATAGAAATAATAGCTTCTTTTATCTCCTTTATTCTTTTCTTGTCGGAATAATTCTTAAACACAGAAAGAATCAATTCCATTGTAACTTCCTTGTTTTCCATAATATCCTTATTTTATCTTTTCTCTTGTTTTAAAATCAATCACTATGCAATCTCGGTCTCCGATTGGCGATCATTCCTTCTTTTTAAACCAACCATCTCTCGAAGTACAGCATTCTCGGCACGGAGAGATATTATCTCTTCATCTAATAATTCCACAGGCAAAGGAGAGGAATCGCCTAATAGCATTTCGCCTTTACCTCGGAGAAGCCATTCGGCAGAAAGATTAGGGAAGTAATGCAAAAACGCTTCAATTGTGTGTGCAGACAATTGAACATCTCCTTTAATTTGCCTATTGAGCGTAGTTTGAACTATACCAAGCTCTTTACTTAAAAAGGTAATAGAACAACCATTGTTATAAATTACCTTATTAATTCTCTCTAACACTGAATTTTCCATAAGAATATTATTTAGAATATTTCTAAATAAGCATATTTGCATTATTTTTCGTACATAATTCGTTGCAATAATGCAAATATGCCTTATCTTTGCGTTGTGATACTACTCTAACAAGTATCACAACGCAACAAAAAAGTTTAATATACAAAAATAATATACATTATGTTAGCGACAAAGCAAAAGCGAAGAAAAAAGACAGTCATTGACGGAATAGTAATGCGCCCTGTCTGGACTGAAACATTTAAGAATTTCAAGGTTGGTGAATCAAAGACATTCTACCGACCGGACCTAACCACAACCCAGGCCCGTGTCATAGCTGCAAGGCTGAACACTTCCACAAACATGAAATTTTCTGTCTCTACTGGAGAGTTGGAAGAATACTGTATTGTAAAACGGGAGGTATGAGTTATTGTCTCTCAGATGATAACAATCACAAAGTTAAGCAATCCCAGCAGAGGGTAGTGCCTCCGCTGGGAACAAAAAAACAAACAACCCTATGAACGCAGAAATAACATTCTTCGAGAAATCGGTCACCTACGACAAGTTTGTGACGGATATAGCCGCCCGTCTCGCTTCATTCATGAAAGAGGACAAAGACGATCCGGAATATATCTCACAGCGGAGAGCGGAAAGAATATACGGACAGGCAAACGTACTCCGCTGGAGAAGATCAGGAGCTATCAAACCAATAATAAGACCGGGTAAGATAGAATATCCAACGGCCCAACTGAAAGAGTTAAGCCGTGTAGACGAGATATTCATCAGATGGCAATTGAGCAAAAAGAAAAAATAAACCAACCGTCGGAGTTTTCCGATATCCGCTCCTTTAGCTCAGACAGGTCAGAGCAGATCACTCATAATGATAAGGTCGCCGGTTCAAGTCCGGCAGGGAGCACCGATATAGACGTTCTTTAACATTGTGGATTAAATCCTGCCTTCCAGTAAATAGGCTTTTGCTTGGGCTGGTAGACGGGTCGTTTCAATCGATCAGCAACAAACTGTATGAGGTTATCGCTTCCGGTGTTGTTTAACCGGTGTTGTCGATGTGAGGTTGTGACGCGTAACGTTCATCTTTCAGATGATCCCTTTCGGTGTTACTCGGTCATGGAGTTGGTCAACCGTCGTTACGAATAAGATATATCCCGGACATGAAGGCGCTACGCTGCTGATTGGATCGGCTGCCGGGAACGAATTAAAAAACGTGATTATGAAAGTACTTATTCAAAAAGAAGTAAAGACAAAACGCTTACGCGAAGTAAGAATCGGGGAAACCTTTAAAAAGGAAATGCACATTGCAGAACAGGTAACAACCCTTTATATCATAGGAATCCCCGTTTTCCGGAAGAAAGAATTATTCAGCGATTAATTCCCTGATCTGATCAAGACTTTGATCTACATACAAAACAGCAGTAGCATCCGATCTTGAATAGGCAAAATGCACAACAGAACCAGACAAGTCGCTTCTTTCGACATAAGAAATAGAATTAACATTCACGATAAATTTGTCTTTCCCAGAATTTAGTTCAATAAACTTGCTCATTTTCTTAATTTTTTTGATTTGACACTACAAAGTTAAGAAAACCCGGTACAAAGGCGCGAAGCTGTCGATCGGATCGGCTGCCGGGGACAAATTTTTACTCAACTAATTCTTTAATTTTTATTGTTTACAGCTAACGAAGTTGGCAAAACCAACTTATCCGTATCCTCTTGCGACAAGCCGATACGGTTTCTTTTTTGACTCTTTTTATTTCCATACTATATAACTCGTGGCAATCCCTATCCGGGTATCCTTGCGGTGGTTGGTTAAGAAGACCGTATTGCCACATAACAAACATTGATATGAAAGAAATATTTATTCCGCCTTAGAGATGGTTGGGCGGCCAAATAAACAAGGTGAAAATTTTAATTATATCAACGTGTCTCGCCTAAAAAGCTCACCTGGGTTTACACGCGGATCGAGTCCGCGATTGGCCTCAGTTATTTTTTATTGGTTTAGAATAAGTAGTAATATCGCCGTATCGGCCTGTGACAGGTAGATACGGTTTCCTTTTTGAAACAAATTTAAAAATCAACGATATGGAAACAGAAAACAAAATCATCTTTGTGATGGCCTTGCTTATGGCAATAGGCAGTGGTGTCGGGATGTTCTACAACTATTCCCTTGTTCTCTTCTTTGCATGTGGCCTTTCCTTATTATATGCAATACATAAGGAGGAACGGAAATGAAGGAGATCTACATCAAGAACCCGGACGGCGATCTTTGCTACGACGGAGAAGAAACCAATGATCCAGAATTCGACGAAATGTTGGAAGATTGGAGGTTTGAAATGAACACGTACAACTATTAAAATATAGCAAATGAAAACAAAAGAAGACTTGCAGGCGATGAGCCACGGAGAGCTCGTTGAATACGCATTGGAAGCACAGAATAACATAATTATTGCATGTGACTATCAAAGAAAATGCATAAGGCTGGAGGAGATCCTTTCCGCCATCGGCATCGTATATGAGGCTTACAAAAACGAACAACATTAAAACAGTATAATAATGGAACAACAGATTCAAACAACAGAACTGCAGATTACCCAGGCAAAACAAGCTGCCGAATTTGCACTTACTCCGGTCGGACAGATAGTGAAACAGTTCGAGGTCATGCAACGCATGGCAAAGATGTACACGGAAAGCACAATCGTACCAGAAACCTATAAAGGCAATGTTGGCAACTGTGTGATTGCGATTGATATGGCAACACGTATGGGCGTGAATTCGCTGATGGTCATGCAAAACCTTTACATTGTCAAGGGCAACCCCTCATGGTCGAGCAAATTCCTTATTGCTACCATCAACATGAGTGGTAAATATTCATCCCTACGATACCGAAAACGAAGTCTCGGTAAGGTCGGAAAGATCAAATATAACGAAACGGTTTGGGATAATGTTGCTAAGCGTAATACCATAGTGGTAAAAGAGTTTGACGGTACAGATGTTGACAACATTGAATGTATTGCCTACGCAACTGAACTTTCTACAGGGGAGACACTTGAATCCGATCCTATAACGATTGAAACGGCAATTAAGGAAGGATGGTATACAAAAACCGGTAGCAAGTGGGTTACAATGCCAAGCCTTATGCTTACTTATCGTGCTGCTGCATTCTGGCAACGTATGTACTGTCCTGAAATCAGCATGGGATTCTTGACTAAAGAAGAAGCTGACGACATACAGGATGTCGAATATGAAGAAATCAAGCCCAAAAACAAGCTGGCCGATCTGGCAAGCAAAGCAGCCGTCCAAAAAAAAATGGAAGAACAGCAACCATACCCGGCTGAAAAAGCAGAGACGGATAGTAAACAACCCTCACAAAAAACCCTGTTATGATTGATAATGCAGCACAGCATACGATAGCTTGGTTCCGCGCCCGTCATGGGAATATCACAGGCAGCAATGTCGGCTTACTAATGAAAAGCGGGCGCACGGACATCTTTTCTGAAACGGGGAAAAGCTACATATATCAAATAGCATCAGAAAGGGCAATGAATCCGGCTATCGTTAATGACGATAGCCAGTTTGCCGAATATCTCAAGCAAACGGAAGTGACCAGCAAGGCGATACGATGGGGCAACGAACAAGAGGCGGATGCTCGCAACCTGTATGCCGAAATATCCGGTCTGCATATTGTGGAGGTCGGTTCGTGCAAACATCCTACCATTCCACATTTTGCCAGCAGTCCAGACGGTTTTTACTACGACGAGAACACCGGCATAAAGTCCTGTCTGGAAATAAAATGTCCCAACCAGGCAACATTCATGCGTTACAAGAACGAGATTTATGACAACGCATCCCTATTAAGCGTAAAATATGAATACTTCTACCAGTGCATGGCACACATGATGTGTACAGGGGCGAAAGAGGTATATTTCATTGCCTATAATCCATACCAATCCGATCCGATACACATCGTCCGTATCCTGCCGGATGAAAAAATATTCGCGGAAATGGATAGGCGTATACGCCTTGCTAACGATTTGATAGATAAAATAATTAATTAAACCCAATATGAAAACACAGCAGTTAATAACAATAAAAGAAAGCGACCTTGAACTGGTCGTTAGTGAAAAAACATTCGGTAGCCTTACTACTAATGCGATCCAAATCAGAGACATGGTAAAATCAACTCTTCCCATGTACGATATATCAAACTATAACGATGACAATATCGACCAGGCGAAGAGAGATAAAGCTGCTCTCAACAAGGCGGCCAAACTTCTCAACTCAAAACGTCTTGAAATCGAAAAGGAATTTATGAAACCTTTCGGGGAGTTCAAGGAAGTTGTGGCTGAAACCGTAAAATTGATTGGCGAATGCTCTGCCAAGATTGACACGGTAGTCAAGCAGAACGAACAGCAGTATAAAGACAAGAAACTTGCCGTTATCCGTTCCTACTTCGACGATGGAAATACGACTCTGATCGACTTTCGGAAAATCTTCAAGCAGGAATGGCTTAACAAGTCCACAAGCATGAAAGCGGTACAAGCAGACATTGAAACGGTTTTCGCTAAGGTTGACGAAGATCTTGAAACGCTTAAAGGCTTTGGCGGTGATGATTTTGACGTACTTCGCACATACTATATGGACACGATGAACATTGGCAATACCATCCAGTATGCTAATCGTCTGAAGGAACAACGCGAACGTGCCCAAGCAGCAGAAGAAGCACGTATCAAAGCTGAACAGGAACGAAAAGAACAGGAAGAAGCACGTAAGAAAGTAGAAGCAGAACAACCCAAAGTTAGCCAACCCAATCCTTTTAATACGGCTAATCAAAGGATGAATGGGCAACCTTCTTTTATGGATCAGCCTAAAGAACAGCCTGTGCCGGCACAGCCGGAACTTCTAACTCGTGCCTTCAAGGTCACAACAACCCGTGAAAATATTATCGCTCTCGGCAACTTCATGAACGAACACGGCATTGACTTCGACAAGATAGAGGTTCCATGACTTGAGGATGAAGACAGGATAAGTAAAACAGATATTAAAACAATCATAGGTCTGCTCAATCGATCGCAAGTACTAATAGACGCCAACTGCTCTAAGCCGGTCGATCTGGATGTAGCCCGCAGATGCAGGAAGATGGCCCGTAAATTAGAAAGGAGCTTGAAATGAATGATTACGAATACATCCCGGATTGGAAAGTCTGGGAATAGTCGAATAGTATGTTTTGCATGGTATTAGTTTAGGTTAGTTTCCCCTTGCCGTCCGTGAGGATATGCAGAGGGGAGTTTTGGGACGAAAGGGAGTGGTCACATAAGCCATGCGTCAGAGCGGTTCGATTCCGCTCCGTCCCACAAATAGGTTGAACGAATTAAAAGAAATAGAGTATGATGCACAATTGGTTTGAATGTAAAGTCTCCTATGAAAAGATAATGGAGGACGGAAAGCAAAAGAAAGTGACGGAGCCCTATTTGGTCGATGCCTTGTCGTTTACAGAAGCAGAGGCACGTATCATTGAAGAATTAACCCCTTTTATCAGCGGTGAGTTTGTGATAAAAGACATCAAGCGGGCAAAGTTGTCCGAGATATTCTTCAATGAAAATGGCGACCGCTTCTATAAGATCAAAGTCTACTTCATTACGATCGACGAGAAAAGCGGAGCTGAAAAGAAAACAGCTACACAGATGCTGACACAAGCCTCCAATTTGAAAGAAGCTATCGAAGTGCTGGAAAAAGGAATGAAGGGTACTTTGGCCGATTACAAAATCGCTTCTGTCACCGAAACCGCACTCATGGATATATTCCCGTATGATGCCGAAGATGACAAAGATACGGATAAAACAGCCGACGCCAACAATCCATCCGTCCGCAAATTCTTCCAGTCCCTACCTGAAGGATGTAAGACGGAAATCACCGTATCGGGAAAGAAGATCATCGTAGACAAGACCGGACGTGACACGGTTGTAACACCGATGGATGAAGGATGAGAAAGGAAACAGTTCGATGGATTTTGGATACGACATACCGGACTATGAACCGGATGATGAAGACAATTTCAATTTTGAATAATCATGGATATAGTAAAAAGTAAGAGTTTTAAGAATGGAACAGTGTATTGTTTACGTCTTGCAGACGGCATGCTTATAGAAATGACAGACACTTTTCTGCCGTACTACACAAAAGATGCTATCGGAAGAAAACAGAACTTCTTGGACAATGATAATCTTGGAAATCGTTCTGAACGGTGGATGATTGGAGTTTCGACAATGAGCGGATGTCCTGTAAGATGCAAGTTTTGCGCTACAGGTAATATGAAACGCTATCGCAACCTTACGGCTGATGAGATTGTCGGTCAGGTGGAATTTGCCATTGAGCAGGCTGGATTCGACCCTTGCGATGCCAATGAGTTCAAGATAAACTACACCCGTATGGGAGAACCATTCTTGAACATTGAAGCCGTAAAGGAAGCTATCGAGCGTATTTCTGAAATATATCCGAACACCCACCATTATGTTTCAACGATTGGAGTCAAGGGTAGCGATTTCTCGTTTGTTGAAGGTAATATAACATTGCAGATAAGCCTTCATAGTTTTGATGAAGAAAAGCGTAACTGGCTTATTCCTTATCCTAAGAAAATGAGTATTGAGGAGCTTGGACAGATTCGGACTAAGAGCAATCTGAAAACGACCATTAACCTGACATTGGTTGATGAGTCTGATTTTGATGCTGACAAGCTGGAGAAGTATTTTGATAAAGAACACTTCTTTGTGAAATTATCCCCAATCAACCCAAACAATATATCAGAAAAAAACAATCTCGGTAACGGAATTATTGAGGGAGTAAATTTACTATAAACATTTTAATTTACAGAGTTATGGAAAAGATTAAAGAACAACTTGAAAGAATGGGTTATGACTACGCTGTAGCAATCGCGACCAAGTCTGAGATTGAGAACGGAGCCGCTTGTAGCCAGTTGTCTATTATCGCTGAAGCAGAGTGATGATTATTTATGCAAGCCAATTCTGTAAAGATGCGGCTTGCAAACAGTCAGCGTGTTGCGCAATGTGGGAATGAATGTCACATCCTGAAATGGTTGCACTTGGATGTCGGTTCGACTCCGGCCGCTGCCTCTAATCTAATAATAAGAATTACGAATGAGACATATAGAAGATCAATTACAAAAGTCAATAGTCAGATGGTTCGATTTGCAATATGCGAATCTCAGACATTTGCTGATACACGTTCCTAACGGAGGCTATCGCAATGCAGTCGAGGCGGCGAAGTTTAAACAAATGGGTGTCAGAGCCGGGGTCCCGGACCTCATTTTGCTATATCCAAATAAAGAACACCCGTTTATGGGGATCGAGTTGAAGGCCGGCAAAAACAGGCAATCCGTACACCAGAAGGAATACGAAGCTGAGTTTGGTCGGATCGGCGCCAAATATGTCGTTGTCCGTTCGATCGGCGAATTTATGAAAGTTGTGAATGAGTACTTAAACAACGTATGACGATGGAGAAAGAGATAAAAGAAATAAGCGATTATCTAAACACCACCTGCTCGAACAATCCGGCGGAAATACAAGAGCGCATATCCGTCATCATGGTCTACATGATGCGTACCGGCGAAATGCTCGCAGAGGCAAAAAAAATACTCCGGAAGAAAAAGTCTGACGAGATACAGAACATGATCATCCGGATAGCGAAAGAAAATTGCCTGTCGGCCAAAGTGCAGAATGCCTTACTGGATAGCATCGCGGAAGACGAATGCTATCTGGTCGACCGATTGGACCGACTCAATGCTTCTTGCACGCATCAACTGGATTCACTTCGAAGCCTGCTTAGTTACGAGAAGGAATCGCTTAGACTCAATAAGACAGGATATTGATAAAGTGGAGAAGAATTTATGATATGGCAACAAGGAAAGAGTTGACAAGCTACTTTCCCCATGACAGCAATGCAAGAAACTCTGACAAACTTATACGGCTTAGAATGCGGCATAAAGCTGCCGGTTACGGTGTTTACTTTATGATCCTTGAAAGATTAAGGGAAGAACCGGAATACACGAGTGTCAAAGATTATAACATGATAGCCTTTGACCTTCGTGAAGACGCTTCCCTGATAAAATCAGTCGTTGAAGATTTTGGGTTATTTGTCTTTACCGATGACGGTAAGTACTTCTACTCCGAAAGTTTCAAACAAAGAATGGAGATTAAAGACGAACAAAGTAGAAAAAAAGCTGAAGCTGGAAAGAAAGGTCTTGAAAAAAGGTGGGGAAATAGCAAAAATATAGCAAATGCTATCGAAAATGATAGCAAAGCTATAGCAAATGCTACGGGAAATGATAGCAATAAAAGAAAAGAAAAGGAAAGTAAAGAAAAAGAAAGTAAAGAAAAGTATCCTCCCCCTCTATCCCCCACAGGGGGAAATGGAGGATGCGGAAATAATCTTTTTTCTAAAGATTCCAATACAGATGGGATAGAAAGAAACTTCGAAGGATTGACCAACAGGCTGAACAGATTATTTATCCCTCCAGACGAGTTCAACATCATTTGCCAATTGTCGAACAATGGAGAAATAGGGCATCCCATTTGGACCATAATCCAAGCTGCTGAACGAGGAGGAGCTCGGTTGCACTCTCCCGGCAAATATATTATTTCAGAACTCAAAAAAGCAATCAAGAAATGAAAATCAATGTTTTCAAAACTCAATGTAAAATAGGTTCATCTGTCAAATACAAACAGAAAACAAGAAAAGTTGTCGACATAAACCGAAGTACCAATGAGGTTTGTTTAGACCGCCGTCTGTGGGTTCGTTGTACAGAGGTTGAGTTATTAACATCGGAATAAAAAATATATGATCATGCAAAAAGACTGGAAATTAGAAGAAATAAAGCGTCTCGAAAAGGAACGCGACAGGAACTTGGCAATACACTGTAACTATGTGGCTGCCAAACATCAAAGACTGATCGACAGACTGGAAAAGGAAATCAATCAAGACACGAAACATTAATACATCTATAACTACCTAAAATTTAAAAACAATGAATGTTAACATCAAAAATTTAAACCTGTCGGTAATCATGCCGGCGATCACCAAGAGTGGCCAACCCGTATGTAACGACCGCGTATCATCTGAAAAGGACAAAGTAGAGCACGCCAGCGGACTGTATCTAATCTACGAAGACGGACATGCAGAGCCGTTTACCAGAGAGAATAGCAAAGAGAATGTGAAATACATCGGATTAAAACACAAAGACGTATCGTTTGCTATTACACTGGCGGAGCATGATAGTGTACAGTTGCTTGATGATGATAGCCTCGAAGAATCTGGGCATGAAACATATTACGAACGTGAATGTGATGCGCTGTTTGATTTTGACGGACAGAAAAATACGGAACGCCTTGTAGCCAGAAATCCAAAGTTGAAAAATCTGCTGGAAGATGGCGAATACATCCCTTCATTGGGACAACTCAACCTAATGGCGCATTACAAAGACAGCATAAACGATGCGCTTGAATACATAGGCGCAGAACCGTTAGGCTCCACATGGTATTGGTCCAGTACCGAGAGCAGCCAGACCGGCGCATGGTTCGTGTACTTCTCCAATGGCAACACGAACGGCGTCAACAAGTACCCTAGTAACAGGGTTCGGGCGGTGGCAGCATTCACTTTTAAACTTTAATCTTTTGGTGCGCTCCTTTTGGAGCGTGCCTTTAAAAATCAACATTACACAGAGAAGGCAATAAAAAAGGAATCAAGATGGGACAAGTTAAAAGTTTTAATGACATAATTGCTGATTATTTGAAACAACGAGCAGAAGAAGATACCCTGTTTGCACCAAAGTTTGCCAATCCAAATAAGAGTATTGATGAATGCTGCCGTTACATTTTAGGAGAGGCTCGTAAACGAGGAACTGCTGTTGCAATGAGTGACTCGGAGGTCTTTGGACTGGCCGTGCACTATTATCCTAATTAGAGTATTATCCAAAGTCGCTTACAAAGAATGTTGATTTTCAGGGTATATGATAGTCAACT